TGATGTGGGCAAGTCTCATTGTTATACCACTGTCTGAGCATATGCCAACCACGAGTAACAAAACTTGCAGCCTGACACTTGACACAATCAAGATTCAAATGATCACTGGGTAATCCATCTGTCATCGCAAGACTAGTCATCAAGATTCCCTTCATTCGTCTCAGCTTTGCTGAATTTGATGTTTCACCATCTTCATCCAACAAGGCATCAACTTGTGAAAGAAATCCCAACGCTTGAATCCTGGAAAACGGACTCTGAAAACGGGAGATAAGCTGTCTCTCACAGCTCATACGCTCGTAATCTCCCATTTGAGCTAGCAAATTCTCTCTAGCTCGAACCTTCATCTCATCGATGTACCGAGTTCCTTGCCTCACATTCTGCACATATGCATCCAGCAGGATAGAACACAAATCTTCATACGATATCCACTCGGATATCGGGTCATGATTCATGTTATTTTCCAACTGGAATAAATATATATCAGTATGCAGCAATTTCTCAGTTCCAAAGACTCGACGAATTTTCTCCTTGTCAAGAATAGCTGATGGTACTCTCCCAGTTCCATACTTATGACTCATCTTCACAAATTCTGGTTTGGCCTTCACCCTTACTACAAAATCACGTCTCCGAAGCACTGCCTCAGGGTTGTTCATTTCTCGCAAATCAGGATCAGCCAAATTTGAAGTTATAAAGACAAGTTCAGATCGAAACCGAGCACTCTTCTTCTCCTCCAGTTCAGCGACATGAAGGGGAAAAGGCATGATGTTCGAGCACTGGATAATCTCACCAACCTGGCTACATTTGTCATTTCCAGGAATCTTTGCAGAAAAATCATCATAGATGACCACCTTGTGGTTAGGATTATATCCATCCCAGAAGTCAGTCTCCACATTCCGGCAAAATATATGTTTAAATACTTTGTCGGGATCTGTACACTGACCACTTTTTGTCAATAAATCCACACACAAGAAATTCACCAATGTCGACTTTCCAACACTAGTTTCCCCATATAGCCAAATAACCAGAGGAGGAACTCGAGG